AAAGATTTATTTGTTGTTTAAATAAAATAGCTGAATCTAGTGTTGGTAAAACCAGTCTATCTCTAGCTTGCAAATCTCTACCATGTCCTTCACAACTACTACATGTAAGATAACCTTTATTGACGAGAGCTTCGACCAAAGGCCAAACACCAATCTCAATTTGCGATTTAAAGTTCGGATTATAAGGACTAACTTCAGCAACCCTATAATCACCATTAGGTAAAGTAGCGTTTATTCTACCGTCACTATGTAACCAATTAGGTGTATAATTAATAGGATCAGTAATATTATTCCAACTATTATTCTCACTAATTATCTGCCTACTTTGTATTTTATATTGATAACTATAATGAGAATTTGGTACAATATTCATTTACCCTTTTAGTAACTTCTGGTTTTCAGTTTCTCGGATATCTTCCTCAAATTCTGAATATTGTAACCTTTGAATTTCTTGTTGAATAAGTGCAACCTCTTTGTTTAATTCAGCCAAACGCTTTTGTAACAAATCAATAGTGCCTTGTTTATATGACATTCTCTTCCTCACGCTTCCTTAATCGATACATGGATTTATCATGTTTCTTCTGTTTAATCTTTTGTTTAGGTAGTTCTTCTTCTCTACCATTTCTGGATTTAGACTTCTGTATCTTTTCAAATTTATTACCACCCGTAATCATTTCCTGCCTTTTCCTCCTTTAAAAAATACCGTCAGCCAATTTATAGTTTATCATATCTGAGGCTGTTAACCAATAGTCAGATTTAGATAAAAATTTAGATTTAATTTCCGCTGGTTTGAGTTCACTAAAATCTTCAATAACACTAATCATTCTATCGTTATTGTTCTTTGATTCAATCATTCTACTTTTAAGATCGTGATATCTACCTTCATAAACATCAGAATGTTGATGTATCATGATACTGGTATGTTGACCTATCAATCTTTCTGTACCTGCAATAAAGATTAAAAATGCAGCACTCATAATTTGACCGATACCAATAGTCTTAATTGGTATTGCAGAATTATACATGATGTCAATTAAGGCAAATGAATGGCATAAATCACCACCATTGCTATTAACATACAATGTTAACCACTCAGCATTCTTGGAAATATTTTCACTAACAATCCACTCTATAGCCTTAGAGATATTTTCTTCTGTTATTTCGCCAGTAAGGAAATGTACAGGATTCTTCTCAATCACCGTTTCTTTCGTTTCTTCAGTTACCTTAAACTCAGCCATTTTGTTTTCCTTTTTTCTCATACCAAATATTAGCGCTCTTAATAATATCTATTATATCGTATTTTGGAGTGAATGTCAATACTTTGCCGGCAAGAGTAGCATCAGCTACCAAGCGGTCTGGATCGCCCGTTCTGCGGGGTTGAATTGAAAAATGTACCTCTTTTTTTAGGCAGTCTTTTATAAGATTGACAATTTGCAGGACACTATAGCCTTGGCCTGTACCTAAATTTAAGATATCGGATGATTTAGTCTTTAGTAAATGATTACCAGCAAGGACATGAGCATCGGCAACATCAGCAACATGAATATAATCCCGAATACATGTTCCATCCTCAGTGTTATAATTATCACCGTATATCTGGAAATTATTTAGGTTTTGTAATATCCGAGGAATCAGGTGAGTTTCTGGTTCGTGGTCTTCACCCATCTCACCTTCCATATCTGCACCAGCCAAATTGAAATACCTAAAAATAATATGATTTAGTTTAGAATCTGTTATGGCGGATTCAGATACGAGTTTAGTTGTACCATAAACTGAATTGTTTATTGTCAATACACTCTTTTCATTTAATTTACCATCATCAGGAAAATAAACTGCGGCAGATGAAGAATACACGATATTCTCTATACCATGTTTCTTCATCTCATCTAATAAGGTGATAGTTCCAGCGACATTGTTTTTCCAAAATGTAGTTGGATGCTTTTCCGATTCACCAACTTCGATTCTTCCAGCTAAATGAAATACAACGTCAATAGGCACATGTGAAAATAATGAATCTAACTTCACACCGTCACATACATCTCCAGCTATAAAAAGATCGACATATCTATTAAGTGTGGATTTTAAATCCAGCACTATCACATACCATCCGTCTTTCTTGAGAGCCTTTGCTAAATGACTACCGAGATACCCGGACCCACCTGTGATAAGAGCCGTTCTTTTTGTTTCCATGGAAAATTACCTTGATATTTTTGTTTATTAACTTCGTTACCTTTTTCAAAAAACTCCCAATTAACTGAATTTGGATTTCCATCTAATCGATAGTTTAATGAATGCTTAGAACTGCAACTATAATTTGTAAAGTGTTGTTTCAATGCACCAAAGAATTGTCTATCTGCACCCCATTGACCATACCATGCTTGGCCAATACCAACTGCGACATCACGGCGTATAGCGAAACTTGAGGTGTCAATATGATTAACTTGCTCATTGAAATAAACAGGCCATTTACCTAATGATTCACAATTATCTTCACCTAGTAATTTACCCTCTTTACTGTAAATGTTCCTTAGACTATATGCCCATTGACGACCTTGTTTAATCTCTTCAACTAAAGATTCAACATGATCTGGTTCATACCAGTTATCTTCATCTAGATAACAAATAATATCAGCATTAACTAGGAAAGAGCAAGCAGCATATACTCTATGACCATACCAACCTTTGCCTACATTTTCTTCTAGACGAATAGTTTTTACTTTGGTAGCATCTTCAAGTTGGTGCCAAATTTTATTTTCATGTTCTTTACCATCCATGAAAATGTAATGCGTTAAATCACTGTACGTTTGATTCTGTACGCTCTCCACGCACTGGCTCAGAGTTTCTGATCCGATTGTCGGTGTTACTACGGCTACTTTCATCTTTATTCTTCCTAAAAATATTATCCCAATTATTATCAAACTCTTTCATCGGAATTTCAATTGGTCTTGGTTTCGATCCTTTACTCATAGATTAATATCTGGAAAAGCCTCTTTAACTATTTTGTCAGTCAGATACTTTATACCCAAATCCTTTTTAATAATCTTAACTAAAATTTCAGCTTCTTCATGATATAATGTTTCCAATAAAACAGCAAGCAAATGCTTTTGTTTTGCCGGAGTCAATCCATCAGGTCTAGTAGGATGACCTGAAATATACAAATACAACTTATGTGCTTCAGTTAACAAATAAGTGTAATTTAAACCCATAGGATCTTTAGAAGGTCTATAGGCAGGTACTTCAACATCAAATTTAATATACGGACTGAAAGTATAAAACAATAAATCTTTTAAAGATTTACTTTCATGTTTACGCAATACTTTTATTTTATCGGCTCGAGATTTTGCAGCTTCAAACTCTGCGAATATCTCATTTACCATGCTAGAACTCATCGAATACCTCTATTAAGTTTTTAAGTCGGTTATTAATCATGTAAGTCATAAAAACTTGTCTCGGTTTGATTTTAGAATCTTCGTAAGTCTGAATAACACTTTCAAACACTGAGGATGGAATCTGAGTCAAGTCAATCATAGTTTCATTACGTTTATAATTACGTAACATTTCATCATTACAAAATTCTTCAGGTGGCGTATTAAGCCATTGAAGCATTTTTACTTCTGTAATTGGTTTTTGACGGCCACCAGTTACAAACACATCATCTTTAGTTAAGATATTAGGAACACCGTCACTTTTATCACCAGAAATAATTAATTGCTTTAATTGAATTTGTGGAAAAGGTTCTTTGATGAATTTCTTCAGAATAGGAGAAAATTGCTCAACATTTGGATATTTCTGTAATTGTGCAAAGTCTTTATCACTCGATAAAATCATAATCTTCTGTTCGTGTGCATATCGTTGAACTAATACACCAATTACGTCATCGGCTTCTGCACCGTCAACATCAATAACCTTGTAAGGAGAATATTGTTTCAATTCATCACGTATTTTATTGAGGCATTCGAATATATTGTTCCAATCGTGACCTGATGATTCACGTGATTTCTTACGGCCTGCTTTATAATGTGGAAATATGCCACGGCGCCAGTAATTACGGTTATCACACGCTAGAATTACTTCCGGTCCGTAAGTTTGCTTGAATTTCTTAACATAGGTTCGAATTGTGTTTAAAATCATGTGTCGAACCAATTCCTCTTCTACTTGTGATTTAGAAGAACCGATCTGTTGCATCAAGTTTGATATTGCCACCTGATTATAGTCAAAAATAATCATTTTATAAACCTATTTTATTTACCTGTAGTAATTATAACATTATGTACGTTATTAGTCAACCTTTTTACGCCTAGGTTTCCTTGTTTTCCTAGAATCACCTTGAATCTTCTTTCCTGCGGCAATTACACGATCACAGTAAGTTATTATTTTTTTAATTTCTGTTTTATTGAAATTGGAATACCCTTCTTTCAATATTTTATCGGTAGTAGTCAAAACTTCAGAATACCGTTTTTTTTCTTTTTCAAAATAGGCATTTATTTTAGAGGCATGAGGAGATTTAATACCCATAGTATGCATTATACCGTAAGGTTCTGGAATTACCTGAAAATCACTCAAAATCATCTCATCAATTTGACCTTCTAGTTCACCGACACATTCGGAAGCTTTTTGTTTGATTCTTTCTTGAATATTGATAACATTAGAAGGTGTATCGTCAACTACAACGACAACATTTTTCGCTTTTTGTAAAAGTTCCTTCTCTTTTTCTTCAAACCAAGTTTTATGTTCTGCCGGTAACGTTCCTCCGTTAGAAATTATTCGGCAAAGAAACCCAAAAGTAGAAGGTTCTAATTTTAAAGCGCCGGAAATGTCAATTTTGTGTTTTTTCTTGAAAAAAGTCTGAGCGTATTTTTGGGAATCTTTCTTAACTTTATTTTGAGCGTACCAATTCAGCGTTTGTGTGAATTCCGACGCTTCTAATGTAGTGGAAAACTTCGGTTCAGCGCCGGCAAACTTCTGATTAACGTCAGTTATGCGTACCATTGACGATTTCCTCATAATTTAGCGACTCACCTTGTCGGATTTCAAAAATACCGTCAGTAGTTTCTGTATATTTCTTCGAAATTTGAATAGCCATGTTCATTGCACTTGAAAAATTATTAAAAAATGGCGCCGAATCAAAAATTTTTGCAATTTCCGAGCCATTTAAAGTCCAGTCCATCTTCTTATCATCATAGTGAGACAAAAAATTATATAATTCCGAGTTAAAAGCAACTCGAAAACCATCTTTTGTCTTTAGAATATAAATTCCACTCATGATGAAAGTTATTTATACAAAAAAAAGAGGAGAATTCTCCTCTTATGTTAATGTTTTGGCAGGGGATAGAAGAATCGAACTTCTAATAGCGGGATCAAAACCCGTTGTGATACCACTTCACCAATCCCCAACTAATTTTGGAGCGGGATACCAGAATCGAACTGATAACAAAAGATTGGAAATCTCTCGTTTTACCATTAAACTAATCCCGCATTAACCTACACGTACTTCTTTTCTTTCTATTCTTTCACCTGATGGATGTATATACGCTAACATACCATCTGAATCTTTGTATGATACACCAGCCCAATAATAATCTTTATTTTTGAAATAAGCAATGCGTTCATCGGTGTAATCATTAACATCAACCTTAACAGTGCCTAACCATTCTTGCCAATTATCATCGGCAGCTTCAGCAATTTTTAATGCATCTGTTTCGTTTTCAGCTTCAACAACATGCATAGTACGATGAATTGAAAGCTGCTCAATAATAAATTTTTTCATTTAAAAGTCCGTATCATAAGTTTTTAAAGAATCCCATCTAAAACAACGCCAACCTTTAATATCAAGATCGAATACTGGTAAAACAGCTTCATTAAATTTCATTCTATTTTCAGCAGATATCCAGTATTCTGAAATAATACTAGGTTTTAAGGTACATAACATCTCTCTAATAGTACCATCTTTCTTTTCAAAAACAATTTTAACTAAACCTTCTTTGATTAAGGCAGTCAAAAGTTCTTTGTTTTCTTCAGTTAATACAAAATTAGTTTGCATTTCTCACCCATCCTTGAATTACAGAATCTAGTTCTACTGTAGCATCTTCAATGATATATTCTTCTGCATTCTTTCTAAGAACCTCGGAAAATTCCCTACGTTCATTTTCCATATAAAGTTCTTGTAAATTAGTAAATGTGTTTTCAATAGAATCAGTCAATACATCCAAAGAATTTGCCACATCACCAGAAGAAAGCCATTGACAACTACGATTCACCGCTTTCAGCAAAGATACACATTTACCAAGTGAATCTATTTCTTCTACCATTCTTTCATTGTAACTATCACTCATAATTAATTTCCTATCTCATTTTGTTTTAAAATTGTAACACGTTCTTCAACATTTGTCAAGTAATCTTTGATCCAATTTTTCGATTGTGCGGTACATTTAACAATACAACCGAAAAAACCATTCTCAACTAAAGTTTTGGTGTAATATTGTGGATCTAATAATACTGCCTCAAAGTTTTCATCGAGAATTGGCAAACCATCCAAATTTTTAAAGATCACAATATGATACAAATTATCATAATGTTCTTTTCGTTTCTTGTGTTTCTTATCATGTGAAAAATAGGAATACATTATGCCATAGTCACCATCATCATTAACTTCTGGTGTAAAATAAAATCCATCAAAATCGATTTTTTCTTTTGTCATAGTAATGAGAGTATGAAAAAAATAATTGCGAGTAAAAATAAAATTTCAAACATGGTGAAATTAACCTTTAGTTTATAAAAAAATTCGTACTTAGTCCAGCGTTCGTGCCATGGAAGTTTCACATCTTACTCCTGATTTTAAAAATAATTGAAAGTAAAAATAAAAGTTCTAACATGGTGAAATTAACCTTCAATTTATAAAAAAATTTGTACTTAGTCCAGCGTTCACGCCATGGAAGTTTCACATCTTACTCCTGAGTTTACGGCATTCTGTTCGAACCTCAATAGGAACATCAGGTGAAAATTCTGATATATCACATGAATAGTAAATCTTAACCACATCTTTAGTCAACACCAGATATAGTATAAGGCAAAATATTATTCCTGAAATGAATCCAGAAATAAAGTTCATCACTAAAGTTTCTTCGTAATTATCCATATCGAGTCGAAATTATCTTTTGCATTTCTTTTACTTGTTCACGTATAAAGTGAATGTAAGTATTGCGAGCGTTATAACCAGCCATCCATATTTCACGCACTTCTTCTGGATAATAACCGTCATTGCCATACCCATACTTTCCATAATACCATTCTTTAAACTGTTCTTTTATCTTCTCACTATTATTCATTCTCTCGTCCTTTTTGCGATTTGTTTATACCCATTCAAATCTGGATGCACTTTGTCTTTTTGCAAACTTCTTATAGGAATGACAACATCATTATTTTCAAATGCAATTTCATAAACTATGTCCTGCACTCGTGGTTTAATTGCAGGTAAAATCCAAAACACTCTTTGTGCTTTTGCTCTATCTCGAATTATTTCGAGTTCTTTTTTAGTATCTATGTTTTTAAGATCGTTCGAACCTAAACTAATGATAACAGTATTAGCGACCAAAGGCTTACTAGAATACGCATCATTCCATTGTGATGAATTCCAACCACTCTTAGCATAGGATACACACTCAGGTCGGACATACTTAGTTCCGACCGCAATACTATCACCGATAATTAAGCATTCTAACATCTTGGTTTTCCTTTTTACGAATAGCCTTGTTAGTTTTACGATGAGCACCGGCCTTGCGAAATAATGCCGCAACAACGAATTGATTTCTCTCTTTCAATTTTTTCGATGATTTAATAATTGTTGGCATTATCATACCCCGCTTTAATTAATTCAACTAATTCTGGATTTCTATAATCATATATATCAGGAATTCCAAGATTGACTACACGTGTATCCAGTTCTAACTTACCTAATAGCTTCGTAACAACTTGTGCATGTTCTGTATCAGCACAAACAACTTCATCAGCCCAAACCAAAAGCCTATCTGTTAGTTCAACGATAGCCAAACGATCATTCGTACCCGCACATCTAGTATTGAAATTATAAGGTTCTGCCGATAATGTATGAGCTATCGTAGGAGACCTCAACATGCCGGCAGTGCAAACACAGAGGACTTTTTTATAGTCCCCTTGAAATTCATTACTTAAATAACCTTTTACTTGTGTCATAACGAAGCCGTATCTACCGGTTTATCGGCAAGAACAACGGTAACGTCATAAGATTTTTTTGCTTTGAATTTTTTCGCTGCAGCCAACTGAGCTTCATAAGAAGTTATTGCCTGAACAGTCGTTTGAAGATTTTTATAAAAACAAACATAAGTAAAGTTTTTCATAATATTATCTCTTATAGAAGTGAGCATAACGATTTTCAGCACGCCAGTACCATTCATCAGGCGTACACCATTTAGCCATAACAGCTAGATTGTCTCTATCGAATTTTAGTGCTTTTTTGGGAAGCCAGAATGTCATCTTAGGATTTTCTGCTACAGCAAATTGAAATGCTTTTGCAGTTTCTTTTTTGATAACAACCGATAAAGCCGTGGAAGTGAAGTTCCAGTTATTACGCCATAAAGTCACTACTTCATCTGAATCAACCATATCGCCTCCTAATCAATCAACAGAGACCATTGTACAGTAATTGTGGTATAAGTCAAGCGGGTCGTGAAATGTTGTTTTTTTGCAACAACTGGTGGAAGTATTATCTTTTTGACAACTTATTGATCGGTAATTTCTTGGAAAATGATGGTGTGAGTCATTGCAAAATTGTAAAGTTCATATGCTTTCCAACATCCAAGTCCACATAACATAATGACAACTGCACCCACGATAGCCATGATAAGACTTTTTATTCCAGAAAAAGCTCCACCAAGATTCAGTGCAGATAGAGATTTTAAGATATTAATAATTTCTTTTAACTTATCCATTATTTCTTCAACATATCTTTAACTAATAAAATAACCTTCTTCATTTCTTTTTCTGTAACCACTCTAATCACCGATAACTTCTCATCATAACTATTTGCACTTTCTAGAAACTCTTTAGGTACCGATAGTTTCTTTTTAGGCTTAAAAGAATTTAACTTCTTTTGTAGGTTTTCGTTTTCATCGGACATAGTTGAGGTATTTATTACCTCATTTATTTCATATCCTATAAGTAACGTTAAAACTCAAACTAATTCTTGGTGCTATGGCAGGTAAAGTCTTGTGCATCAAATGAGATGGAAAAACAATACATCTTCCAGGTAAAGATTGATAAATCATATTACCAGAATTCAAGCCAGTCAACTCATATAAAATTGGATGTACTGGTTGAAAAAAATGTGATGGATTCTGAAATGCGAAATCTCGTTCACCACCACTTTGTATATAATAAACTCCAGATAGTACACTCTTCGGGTGATGATGTAAGTCTTGATAAGCACCGATATCATAATAATTTAACCAAGAATTGTATATGATTAAATCGGTGGTATCAATACGATTTTTTTCCGTGTAATGTTTTATGGTTTCTAGTACCTGTTTTTTAACCTCTAAAAATTCTACCATTTCAAGTATGTCATTCTTTTTATGTACAGTAGAAATGCAAGGAGACATAAAAGGAAATTCCTGGTTCCCGTCAATAATCTTTTTAGATAACTTAACAAGTTCTATAGAATTTTTTAATTCATGGTCACTATAGGCAATAGTTACAGGAAATATTTGTTCATCATAAACTTTCATTTTGATAAATCTTTTTTCCATTCTTGTATTTCATTATAACGTTCATACACAGTTATAACGAACCAAGCAAATAATAAACAGAATATGGTAGGCAAAGGTTTAGTCCATAAACCCCAAAGTACAAACCCTAAACACCATAGCCAAAATAAAATAGCAACAGCAATGTAAATTTTATCACCAATGGTTAATTTAATTGCCCATGCTAAATCATTGTAAAGTTCTTTTAATCTATTTTGCATTTTATTTTATCCCAAAATGATCCAGAATTTCATATTCAACATCAGTGGTACCAGGAAAATCCACAGAAATATTATTAGATTCTAATACCTGTTTTCTAGCAACGAAAGCGCATTTACGGACTAACTCTTCGGCAAATGCAAGTATGCTTATCTCAGTAACATTAGGATTTAAAAAATGTTCACGATCATTCGGATCATTACCTGCATAATTAAATATTCCATAATCTACTGCTAATCGATTAATCTCACTACTCATGATTTTATCCTTAATCTAATTTAATAATAAACTCTTTGAAGTCATCAGAGTCATCTAATCTCTGAACCGTATATTGTACATCTTTCTCTTCAATTTTAGGATCCCAAACTGAATAACTCCAAGCGTAATGTTTCGTATCGCCTTCACTAAACGGAACACTATTACCCCAACCACGTTCAGTTGGCCAATCTAAACACGCACGAGCAAACAAAGGATTGTATAATCTAAATTTAGATACTTCTGGGTCATCCAATAACCAGTCATGTCTCATGTATGCTTCTTGACTAAAATCAAATTTTGGATTGACGTATTGTCTAATGATAGTGACATACATGCCTTCACCATTATTAGAACACCAATCCCATTCTGTTCTCGATTCACCAAAAAACATACTCCAACGAAAATCTGAGAATTGATCTTTTGGTGCTAGTGTAAAGATTTGACTATGAATTCCATCACCAACAATAATACTGTATCGGCGATCTAAAGATATACCTTTTTCTGTTAATTCAAATTGAGCTCTTATTTCACGCATTTTAATGATGTCCTTTCGTATTGAATAATTTATCGAATTGATCTTGTGCATCTATCATTCCAGGTTCTACCACAATCCACACTTGTTCACCTTTAGGTACAACAAATGTATCAATCATAATAGTACGACTATCGGCAGAGTTAACTCCACTCATTCTACGACCTGCTGGCATCCAATAACAATCACCGGGTCCGGCAGTCTGTATCTTACTTTCACCATCTAAGTATAATGACATTTCACCTGATACTACACAGGTCTGTCCGCCATGTGGATGTACATGAATTGGACTACGAGTACCTTGGTCACGAACACTACGTGATGTTACTATAACCCAACCTGTAGGTTTGCCAGTAGCATCTGTAATATCTTTTGTAATCAATCGTGATTCAAACATAGTCTTAGATGCTTTGTTTGGTAAAGGTTTACCATTAATTCTATCCGACTGTTCGATATTAGGATTCGGTAGTTGTGTTACTGAATCTGTAATTTGACTATTAATGGATAGTAATGCATATCCACCAATACCAATTACACCGACAGTTAATAGTGATGCTAGTAATTTCATTTTTTCTCCTATTGTCCTATCAAAGTTCCATCTTCTATTTCCCAAAATCTTTCTACGGCTTTTTGTGCATAATCTAAATTGATATATTGTCCTAGTAATCTATCAATATTTTCAAATTTCACAGTGGCAGTATAGACACTAACGGATGTACCGAATTTGTGTACTTGTCCTATAATCATTCCATCTTTATCATCGAAATAATATTTGTTATTGCTTTCATAGTCTTGCCATTTTTTCATTATAAGTTCTCTTCATTCCATTGTTGTAATTTCCACATTGCTGCTTCCTGCGAACGGCCTAGTTCCCATATCATCTCGGTATATTTCTCAAAATTCTCTTTGCGAATATGCAGCACGCTATATTCATCATCTAAGATAATACCACACTCACGTGCTTTTTCTTTGAATAGGGGTCTCATTTAAAATGTTCTTTAATTAAATTACCAAGTGCAAAACCGGATACATGTGCATTGCATCCGGCAACCTCAGCGCATTCTTGAATTATCAGTTCAGCAAATTTAGTAAGTAAGTCTCTTCTACTGCCTTCGGCAAAGTTATTACCTAAAGCAATTCCAGATTCTATAGCAATCTCTTCAATAAGTTTATTTGTCATGGGTAATCTGCATAGTGCATTAAGTATTCATAAACTCGATAAGGTTCTTTAGTCCACATTTCTTCGGGTGTTTTATTGTCTAATGCTTTGTTGGGACTGTTCCACCAATCCTTAGAATGTTTTTTACCAACTAGTGCAACGACCAACACATCACACATTTGCCTAAGAACGGGTTTACTTATCATAGAAATCTACGGACAATCAATTGCTCTTTACACGCCATTATATACTTATGATTATCATTTGTCAATTTTCCAATGACATAACAACCGTTTTTATCGGCAAACTCATTGGCATCCGAATCTCTTTGAGCTGAATTAATTAACGCATTGGCCAAAAGAAAAATAGCCAGTGCGGTAAAGATACCAAAAACTATTTCAAAAATATTATTACTCAACCATTTCATATATTACTCCTTAAATACCATCAAGTGTTATATCATCTACTTCGTACCAATCTTCTTCCGGATTAAAACTAGGGTCACGTTCCTCTTGTTGTTTTATCCATGCATCGGCCGCTTCCGACTCAGTAAACCCACGCAGCACTAAAGCACTCACATGTCCAGTACTAATATCTAAATGACAGGAACTAACCACAAATATTCTCATTATTCAACTCCAAAATGTTTTAGAATACACTCATACGGATCATGATCTTCACGTAGAGCTATATTGGCACACTCACGAATGATGGCCTCAACGAATCTTTCTCCCGTACCTTTCCAGATAGGGGAGTTATAGATGTTAAAATGACAATCTTCTGCGATTTTATTGACTATCGGGTTCAAGGATTTTACTCCACTTTTTAAGTTTATTTCTTTTGGCGTGTTTAGCAATTTCTAACTTATATGGGTCGATTATACGCTGTTCTATTAATAAGTCAACCATACACAAAAGATCACCGATTTCTGTTTCCAGACGGTGATCGTTCTCATCTAATCCAAATCGAAATATCTTACTAATTACCTGTATAACCTCTGCACACTCTTCTTGGGTAATTACCAAGGTTTCATTAAGTTTATCGTTCATTACTTCTCCACATAATCAGATAAAACGAGGCCATTCTCCACCAACTCACTGATTAACTGTTCATCCGTCATGTTCTCAAAACCTTTGCAACCATTACGGAGAATCCACTCTAGGTGGTCGGCACCAAAATCCTCACCATCGAAAATCGTGGTGAACTCACAGTCCACCAGAATCTCAATTGCCTTATCTCTATTCAACACACCACACCTTCTATTCATCATACCATACTCCTTAAAGAACCAAATCATCCAACATATAACGATACTCTTGAGCTAACATATCCACATAATCAAAAGATACGTTATATTTCTCTGAAATTTGTCGGAATGATAACTCTGATTCCTCTATATCTCGTATTATCAAATTATCAAGACTTACACTCATGTACATCTCCATATTAAAATATATTAGTGAACCAGTCTGGCGCAGCAGCACGCTTTGCAATCCGTTTCCAGATTGTGTATCGCTTTTCTAGGTGCTCTGTATGCTATCAGAATTCCGCAGTCCTTCAATACAATTGCTTGTAAGGGCAACTAATATTTTTACATCATCGAATCTAATACACCTTCGATATCTTCAAAATCTTCTGTTATTAAAACTTCATCATATTCACCGTCTTGCTCATCATAGTAGAGCTCGAATACTGGCTTCTCGAATTTCTCTCTGGTTTCAGGATTAATGAAATGCTCATAATAATAAGCGACTATCTTACCATCGATTATTACATCAAATGAATCGCATTCCATAGATGTTAGTGTTTTGATAATTTCCATATTTTCTCTTCTCTTCATTTACTCAACACCACTATTTTATCAGTACCGTGGAATATGTCAAGCCCTTTTAATATTGCATCCAAAATGGCGTTGTCCTTTTGTTATACATTCCCCACGATTTGGCTTTGAGTTTTAACTCGTGATTATCAAAATCCTTGTAAACCTCTTTGACTTGTCTTTTTGTTAAGTGTTCATATCTACGTCTTTTACCATTACGGAATACGATATAGAAAACCCATTGAGGCGCATTGTTATTAAATTTCACCATGTCCATAATTAAGACTCCACAGAAAATTTACCGGAAAAAAATTCCAGTGACGATTTTGTACCGGAAAAAAATTTTGATCCACAGAGATACACACGAGTAAGGATCCTTTTGATAAGGTATACCAACACTAGAGGACTCCTTTTTTCTACCACACTGCTGTTTTCGTTTTCGCTAGCGCTGTGTTGCTCTGGTGCCGCTCCCCTGTCACAGGAGCATGTCCGCCTCGCACACAGCATCCTCATAGGTCACGGACTGAAGCTCGATCTCTTCTCCATCGTAGGTGACTGCCACGTAGGTGCCACCCTCTGTTTGCTTTACTTCCATCACACCACCTCGTAAGGTTTATTCCATTTTCCGATGTTCACGCTCACGTACCAACCCACGTGGAAATAATCGGACTGGATGTCGCTCTTATCAAAATTTCCATCATTCATCGCTGGCAGCACCTCTGATAAAAATGCCTTTGCCTTGCCACTGAAGTGGTCTTGGTACCAGTACGGATTAACCTGTATCGCACGCTCAGCAGGACTGAAACGGTTGTATTCTGGACGGGTTGAAACAGTCTCATTATAATTTGAAATAAAATCAATTGGACTGGATTGAACATTAAGAACCAGCGTGCTATGGTTATTAACAGCGAGACTGGCCTTTACTTTATATTTTTTGCAAATTGCTTTGATTTTAGGTGCTAACTTCGACTTTAATTCCTGACTAACGAATGCCATTATAATCTCCAAGTTTTAATAGCAGCAGTAATATCTGCCACTGGAATATTCATCAATTGTGCAATGGTGGCGGGGGCATAACCTTTATAGCGCCATGTTGCAATTGCGTTAATTGTATCTCTTCGAATAATCATAATTTCAAACTCCTATCAATCACTCAACAGAAACCATTATACTGGTCTCGGTGAATAAGTCAAGCGGATCCAGTAAAAAACCACCATATGCCTTAGCGTACATCACAGCGGCATCCCGTATTGCGAAATTCATAACTTTACCACTAGGGAACAGGACATTATATTGCATATTCGACACCATATTCATCTATTATATAATTGACATCATCCACAGATAAATTCATTATAAATGCGATTCTGACAACGGTTTCACCCTCAGCGGCCAGATACAGCACATCCTCGATTGCCCGCTTTATGGCACTCATGGTAAAACTCTTGTCAAAATGGTAACGACACCATTACGAAAACCAACGCCATTGGCAGTGGTTAGGGTAGGACTACTAGCCAGAAATTCTTCGATGGCTCTTGCAACTTCGACATTATTGAACATCACGATCCTCCATTGCATCATTGATAACATACACACAGACTGCCACAGTGGCCAGCATTATAAAATAAACATCAAACATTTTAATCAACCTCTTGTATTTTAGAAAAGACTATTGATTCACTCAATTCTAACTGCTCCGAAATAACGTCCAAAATCCATTCGTTACTGGTTCCGTTATCTTCTAAATCTAGTATTAATTCAACTTTTAATCTTAACAATATTGCCTCACATAATCACTCAACAGAACCCATTGTACGCTTACCAGTGAATATGT